CCAGGTGGAAGAAGACTTGGTTTTGATCTTCATTTTAATGCCCCAGGTATGTATTATTTATTACCGCTTTCAGGATATACAACTCACCCCACACCGACTTCATCATATTCTTCTTCTCTATCTTCTAGTTTGGTTCTACCTTGAATAAACACAGAATCAACAATGATACTTTCAAGTAATTCTCCTGTTTTAATTCTATCAACTAGAATAAGAGTATTTCCTTCTGCTCTCATTGTATCAACCAAATCAGCAATAAAATTTAATCTTGTTTCATTGGTTACTAAAAATGTTTGTTCACTAGCATAGTTTGAAAACGCATTTGTTTCTTGTGTTTGTACAACGTTCACATGACAATTTGCAAGTACACCTTTTCCTTGTAGTTCACTTGCTGACAATGTATTAATAACTTCTCCTAGACTTGCTTGTAATGAAACACGTTCATAATCTTCTTTTGGTATTGTTCCTGTTAGTCCCCAACGTATAGGTACTCCAGCAAATGGGCCTGTTAATAGTGTTTTAAGCACGTCTGCTTTGGCTTGATGCACTTCATCTACCATAACACATACTACATCATGTAAAAAGTCACCTATGTCAACTTCCGCTTCAAACTTTTTGGTTTTCTTTAGCATATTATTTAAACTTTGCCATGTACAAATTGTGTGTTGCTTGTTAAATTCTTTACGTTCGCCATAGTATACACCAACATCTAGTCCAAGTGTTTTGTAATCACCTTCTGTTTGTGTAACAAGTGATTTGTTAGGTACAATTACAATTGACCTTCCGTAGGGTTGTACCAGTTGTGAAAGTGTTGCAGTAATAATTGTTTTACCAGCACCTGTGGCAATTTCTTGTAAGCATTGTGGGTTTTCTAAAAATTTGTTTATAGTTTCTACTTGATAATCTCTAAGAACAATTGGTTGTCCTGCTTGTGGATGTTTTGGTCCCCATGTTTTTTCAAAATGCAAACTTTCATCTATTTGTGGAAAGTTAAACTCATGCTGTTGTCTAAGATCTTCTATTTCAATTTCATAATCTTGTTCTTCAATAATTGGCAGTATTCTGTCTAATAGATTTAGATATGTTCTTCCGCCTATATCACAAAATCTAATATTACCATCCCATCTACCCAATTTATAAGCAGGAAGATGAAATGCATATGGTAAAAAGAATTTGAGTTTATCTGAAATTTTACGTCTTGTGATTACATCAAGCCCTTCAAACTTCACATTAACTTCATCTCTAATAATTAGTTTCGCAATCTTTGACATAACACTATAATAACTTATTTAGAATAAAAATGCAAGAAATTACTTGTTCTTATAGATAATTTGGCCTCTTATATCAACTGGCAAATCTTGATAGTAACCTTCTTTGTGAATTAACAAAATAATTTCACCTAATCGTTGTGTGTATATTTCTCCTAACTCACTCCAAGCAACTAAAAAACGAGCCAACGTTGTTGCATTGGTATATCCATACATTTGGATTTCCCATTTTCTAGCATATCTAAATTCTTCATAGGCAGGATGATTGTTTAATATTTGAATATAATCTTTTATACAAGCACACATAGTAGGATACTTTTTTACTCCCCATGGAGCATTAGGTTTTTTCCTTGCTTTCATATGCGGAACTGTATCTAAACTCCAAGTTCTAATTCCAAAGTAATTATTACCTTCACGTGCAAATCTAGATTGTCCCCATGCACTTTCATAGGCCGCCATGGCCACAATTAGATCAAATGGTACTTGTCTTGCAATTGGATATTTTTTATAATCAGCATAAAGTTTTTCAACACAATAAAAAATTTGTTTTACAAACTGTTCATTACTTTCAATTGGTGTGTTAAAAAAATCTGCTTGATCGTTATTTGTAACTGACTTAGAATAAGCCATTACCATACTAAAAGAAATAATTGCTGTTACTAAAAGTAACTTTAAACGTTTCATCATAATATAATAACATATTTACCTGTTTTGTCAATGAATATTTTGCTAAATAATAGTATGAAAATCAACGAAATACTAGACGAATGGAAGGGCAAAGTACCAACTTCTGTGTGTAGAAGTGATAGAAAATTAGGTGCTTCAGATGAGTCTAGTTGTAGATCACAGGGTTTACGTTCTAGAGATAGTGGTAAAAAATACAAAGGCAAAACCCTAAGAGGAAAAAAAGTTCGTGGCCAAAAATATGGCGGTCCTCTTAAAGATTATTCTTAGACTTTTTTAACTTATATAACTCTTCGTTAAGTTCTTTTACTCTTTTGTATAAAGAATATTTTTCCTTAACTTCATCTGCTACAGTCTTTTTTAATTGCTGAATTTGATCATCTTTTGCAAGTAATGATCTACGCATTTGCTCCATAGGATCAAGTTCGTGATTTTTAAAACCGTATTGTTTTGTTTTATTTTGAGTTTTTGCTGTATAGTTCCGCGTCATCTAATCCTGCTACTCTTAATTTAACAATGTTGTTGATTTGAAATTGCTTGGCATCAATTGCTTTTAACAAGCCAAGATACTTGTTACGTACAAGAGCAAATTCATTTATAAGTTGGCTCATAGTAACAACTTCGTCTTCACCATCAATATACTTTTCAGCATCTCTTGATGTTAAAGCTCTTTGGTATGCTTCTAAAAACTTTTTATAATGCTTTGCTCTTGTTCTACGTAATTCTATATTAAGATGCTCTAGTATGGCTTCAATTTCTTGTAATTGATTAAACCTATGTTCAACTACACCAGGTATTTGTGAAGCATTACGTTCAATATTACCTACTAGTCCTGCTTCTACTCTGGCTTCTTCTAGTTCCTTTAGATAATGATCAATACAATCAGGCAACTTGCCTAGATCTTTTGAAACCAAACCATACCAGTTAATCATTAATAATCCTCATTATCATCATAAGAATCATCATCATCTTCATCTTCTTCTATTTCCCCATAAACTTCATTGTATGCTTGATGTAGATGACTTGAGTGTGAAAATACTTCACGCCAATCTGAATCATCTGCACCATAATCATCAATCAAAGCCACATAGGCAATAGCCGCATCCAATCTATCTTTTGCTGGTACATAGTTTTTCAACTTATCCCATGCTTCAATTAACACTTGAATGTCTTCTGTCATTTTTATGCCTCCACGTCAGCAGTTTCCTCTGCTTGTACATCAGACTTAGCAGTTCCCCACTCAGCCATAATTAAATCAAGATTTTCTCCTGTCCAATCTTTTCTGTAGTGTTTATGTTCTTTGCCAAATCTATCAACATATTTAAGTCTATTACCATCTTTGGTCAACAGTCCTTTTTTCTCACAAAGATCAACTAAACCACTGTATGGGTCCATTCCTGCTTCATATGGAATTTTTACCTGTACACTTTCAAACGGTTTATTAAATCTTGTTTTCATAACTTTAACTGCTGATCTAATACCAGTAACATCAGATATTTTGTTTCCACTTTCATCTTCTTTTAATTTAAGTTTTTTCATAGCAATCACAACTGAACTTGCATACACAAATCCTTGTCCGCCACTAATCTTATCATCTGGATCAAACATATCTTGTGATGCGTATGTGTGGTTAGTTGCTACTAAACCAATGTTTAGTTCTGCAAACATGTTCACACAATTTCTAATAAGTGCTGTAAGTGCCTTAGGTTTTCTACCCATGTCACCTTTTAAATCACCCTTATCAAATTGATCCTTGTCTGTTTGTGTTAACAACATACCTAAACTATCTATTACAAACATAACTTTTGGTCTTTCGTTGTGTTCTAAAGACCCATAGTCTGCTCTGTAATTTGTTACAAACTCAGAAATAGTTTTTGCTACATCATCAATCATTGCAACATTAATACGCATTAATTTATCCGGTGATGTGTCTACGTTAAGTGCTTGTAACCATCTTTCATCTAATGCATTTTCAGAATCAAACACAATACAAAATATACCTTGATCCTGTGCATTTTTAATAATGTTACCTGATGCAATCAAACTCTTACCAGAACCTGATTCACCTGCTAACATTGTTACACGACCTAGCGGAACACCTTTGTTAAAGTCACCACTAATCAAATAGTTTAGAGTATAATTACCTGTTGATATCCATGTGTCTGGATCAGATTCAAAGCCAACAGATATACCACCAATACTTTTTGTTACTGACTTTCTAAATTTACTTACGTCAAATGGTCTTACCATAATATCTCCTTGTCTGCAATAGTGCATAGTTACCTACGCACTATTACTATATACGATTTTACTTGCTTTGTCTAGCTCTGATCATTGCCAAAATATCATCTGCTGATGGTTTTGACTTATCTTCAGTTGCTGTTGCTGTAGCAGTTGCCACTTCTGGCTGTGCCGCAGGTGCAGGTGTTTCTGTTACAGGAGCCGCAGTTACTGGTGCTTCTACTTTTGGAGCAGGAGCAGTTGTTGCCGCTGGTGCTGTTTCAGTTGCTGTACTTGGTGATGATGCCATACCAGCTGGTCTGTAATACTGACCAAATCTGCTTTCATCATATAACTCACCGTCAACAGATGCTTTAAACATTTCTGCAATAACTTTTACTTCTTCTGCAGAAGGTTTCTTAGGAAGATAATCACTTAGATTAAACAAACCATTTGAGTCAACTGCTGATCTTTCACTGTCACTGATTGATCTTTCTTTGAAAGACCAAGTTGAAGTTGAATAATCTGCATAACCACCTTTTTGAGTTTTGGTTAATTTAAAGTCTCTACCTTTTTCAATATCAGTTGGCAGATCTTCCATGTCTGGATTCATCAATGCTGATCTGATAATGTTAAAGATTGACGGATTAATTACAAAACGTCTAATTGGATTTTCTGGTGTTGACTCTTCATCTAGTGGAGAGTTAACAACAAAACCTTGGAAGATATAACTTCTTTTCTTCCAATACTTACGACCCATGTCTTCTAAACTTGGATCTTTAAACCATGGACGTATTTCACTTAATACTGGGCATGGTTCACCCCACATTTCCATACAAGGAACCTGTACTGATGTTGGTTTTGCTTCAGACTGACCTTTGATACCAGCAAATGGTAATCTAATCATTTGTCTTTCAACCCAAAAGAAAGTATTGTTTGGATCTTTGTCTGCTAAAAATCTTAGTGTTGCTGTTGTGCCTTCAGGAATATTCCAGAACGGATAAATTGCGTTGTCGCCTCCTGAACTATTTGGTGAACGTTTTACTTCTTGTTCTTGAAGTTTTGCTCTTATTTCTGCTAGAGTTGCCATTTTATTTTCTCCTATATTAGCCTATATTAGCCTCTGTTAGTATATGTTAGCCTATAATTAAATAATGCTTTGCTTAACATTATCTACTATTATATTTATTATCTTTTGATTTGTCAAGCGATTTTTAGAAGAATTTTATCTAAATTTTAAAAGGAGTATTAAAGACCTGCTAGAGTTTTAATTCTTTGAATGTTTTCGTTGCTTTTTTCTAACTCATCAGCAATTGCATTTAACCATCCTGATTCTTCTGGACGTCTATCGCCGTCTGATACATCAGCATAACCAATTGAGTCTGCTTCTTGTCTTAGCATTGCAACTATTTCTTTTGTGGATTTACCAGCAAATTGACCTTTGCCTTGTTTACCATCTTCAATTTCACTCATAACAGCATCTTTGTATTCTTCCCACTCGCCTTGAGCGTCCATTCTCATGCTGTTCCATTCGTCTTTTGCAATTCTGTCCATGTCTGCTTGTGACATAGGCTCTTCTTTTACGCCTTTGATTTTCGCTGTTACGGCTTTGAATTGTTGATACAGTGTTTTGATCTTTGATGCAAACTTTTTATCCACTAGCACAGCATCACCTTGTCCTGCAAACCCACCTGGTTGTGCTTGGCTGACTGCTGTGGACACAGTGTCAATAAAGTCCTCATAAAAATCGTAACCTGGAATACCGGACATATCCAAATATTGAAGAACATCACCATATGAGAACATATCGTCCTCTGAAATTTCTTCACCAGCCATTATGGTTTGATAAATGTCTTTAATGTTCCACAGTGCGGCATTCACCAATGCTGGATGATCCTCACCTTCGTTGTGATCATAGGGGTTGTCATTGATGCCTGTGGCTCTTCTGGTCTTGCCTTTTTTGCCATATGCTACAGTGCCTGTGCTCATGTCATCTTCTTCCATGCCTAT